GTTATTGATACTCCTATGACTGAACGTATAATCAATGATCTTGCAGAGTTTCGTAAAATTACACTAGAAGAAGCTCAAAGTTATTGGAGTTCAACTAGCGCACGCGCGGAGTTTTTGCAAAAGGGTGAGATAGCTAAGCTAACTCGTGACTTAGCACTCGGCAAATTTCCATATCTATGTGGAGCACCTATAAATATGACTGGCGGACAGCGATGAAAGTTGAGGATATTTTAGCAAAAGCTACAGAAACTTATAGTGATCGTACATTGAAATATAAAAATACCTGGCGTCCAGTCGCTGATATAACAAAGATTCTGTATCCAAATGGCATTACGCTAAAAACTAGCGATGATTATGCTAAGTTCCATATTCTTCAATGGGTTATTGGCAAACTTGTTCGTTATGTTCAAGGGAATGATGACCCTGATTCTATTCATGATTGTGGTGTATACTCTTTTATTCTAGAGCATATAGCAACAGAGATTGAAAAGAAAAATGGACAATAATTTTATCGTTCTGAATTTAAATTGGGCTAATGTAAGTCTGAAGAATAAAGTCATAGGTGTGATAACTGAATTGTTCAAGTTTAATGTACCTATGAGCCAACCTAAATATGCCGGTATGATGTCAACTCTTGAAAAGCGAATGAATATGTCGCTTCTTATAGAGCAAGTATTAGCATATAAAATTGAAGGCGAAGTTGTTGAAGTTGGTTGTAATGATGGAAAATCTGCTTGTATTTTGGCAACTTATTTACAGTTTTTTGATCCTAACAATCATATAGAATTACATCTATTCGATAGCTTTGAAGGTTTGCCAGAACCAACTTGGGAAGATGGCCTTATACAAAAATATAAGGTTGGCGAAATGAGTGTTAAAATGAGCGATCTATATGCAAATTTCCATTTGTTAAAATTGCCTATTCCATTCATACATCCTGGTTGGTTTCAGAATACACTAGAAGAAAATTTACCACTAAAAATTCGCTTCGCACATTTAGATAGCGATTTTTACGAATCAATTTTGGTAAGCCTACAACATGTTTATCCAAAACTAACTAAAGGCGCAATTTGCCTAATAGATGATTACGATGATTTTAACTTACCTGGAGTTAAACAAGCTTGTGATGAATTCTTTTTAGACAAACCTGAATCTGTTTCCTCACTTTATGCAGGCCATTATTTTCATGGATATTTTAGAAAGATATGATTTTTATAGACACTGAAACTACAGGTTTGCTAAAGCCTGACGCGATAACCATGAATTTACAGCCGTTCATAACGGAATTATATGCTGTTAAACTCAACGAAAAATTAGAATTTGTCGATGAAATTGATACGCTTATCAAACCGCCTATTCCTATTCCAGAACAAACAATTAAGATAAACGGCATCACAGATTTACTTGTTGTGAACGCTCCTAAGTTTGTTAACGTTTACCAAAAGTTGGTTGATCTATTTCTAGGCGAGCGTGTAGTTGTTGGCCATAATATTTCGTATGATCTTGGCATGCTGTATTGTGAACTAACTAGAATTAGCTATCAATACCATTTCCCTTGGCCGCAAGTTTGGGTTTGTACTGTTGAGAAATCCGTACCTGTAGAAAATCGTCGCCTAACTCTAAGTAGGTTGCATGAATTAGCTACAGGGAATCCACACGAAGGTGCGCATAGAGCGAAGGCAGATGTTCACGCTACGATTCGTTGTTTTAATTGGCTTAGCGAGCAAGGATTGATATAACAGGAGTTAGTTTAACGGGTAAAACAGTGGGTTGTGGCCCCGCAGAAGTCGGTTCTAGCCCGGCACTCCTGACCATAAAGGATAACATGATTCACCTAGCACTGAGAACTGAATATAGCTTTAAGAAGTGTTATGGATTCTTGAGTGATCTACCTAGAATAGCTGGCGATTCTCCTGCAATCGGTATCGCCGATAACAATAGTACGTTCGGTCACGTTAAGCATCACAAGAATTGTAGAAAGAATAAGATCAAGCCAATACTAGGCGTAAGACTTATGGTGTGCGATAGACCGATAGAAAAGAAAAAGACGTTTGGGCCAATCTATATTTTCATAGCTAAGAATGTTAAGGGGCTAGCCGAAATATACAAATTGGTTAGGTTAGCTTATGACCAATTCTATTATCATCCTAGACTATTCCAATCAGATCTTAGTAAAGTTAGTCCAAATGTTTTCGTAATAGCAAACAATTTCAACATTTCAAATCGCATAGACTTCATAGCCTTAGATCAAACTACACCTAAAATTTTAGCTGACTTGACAGGTATTCCTAGAGTAGCGATTTGCCTAAATTGGTACACAAATATTGATGACAAAATAGTGTATCAACTTCACGCTGGCGAACGCGGAATGGAATCGCAAACTTATCCGCAGCATATTTTATCGGATGAAGAATGGCTGTATATGTGGCCTGATAGGATTAATGAACTATCGCTTACGCATGATATTGCAGCGTTGTGTGAAGATTATGACCTACCGCGCGCGCCTATGGTTAAGTACAAAGGCAAGATGACTCTTAGGCAACTATGCGAAGCAGGCGCAAGAACACGCGGAATAGATATCAAAAACGGAGCGTATAAAGATAGATTTGAACGTGAGATGAAGTTGATTCTTGAAAGAAAGTATGCCGATTATTTTCTAATCGTAGCACAGATGGTTAAGTCATCTAAGAATAAGATGCTGGTTGGCCCATCTAGAGGATCATCAGCTGGATCGTTAGTGTGCTATCTAGCTAGCATAACTGAAGTAGATCCGTTGAGATTCGATTTGTTGTTTGAAAGATTTATCGACATCAATAGAGCAGATTTGCCAGATATTGATATTGACTTTCCAGACCTCAAGCGTAATGTAGTTATTAAAACGTTAGTTTCACTATACGGTGAAGAACACGTTAGCAGGATCTCAACAATATCTAAGATGAATCCTAAATCTGCTATCGGTGAATTTGCTATGGGGCTCTGTATCCCAGCTTATGAAACAGATGCTGTTAAAAATTCGATTATCGAAAGATCTACTGCCGACGCGCGCGCGATGATGAGAATAGAAGATACATTTGAGTCAACAGAAATCGGTATGGAGTTTATAAAGAAGTACCCTGAGATGATGATTGTTAAGCAAATCGAAGGGCACGCTAGACACGCAGGGGTTCACGCAGCTGGAGTTATCGTTTGTAATGAGCCTTTAACAAATTACGGTGGAATAAACGTCAGAAACTCTGCGTTGATGATGGACTACAAAGATGCCGATAGCATAAACCTTTTGAAAATTGATTGCCTTGGCCTTAGAACGCTATCAATTCTAGAATCAGTAGCAGATCAAATCAACATGCGGTATAAAGAATATTACAAATTGCCCCTGGATGATGAAAAGGTATACGATATTTTCAATAGCTTGAGGCTAGTCGGGATATTCCAATTCCAGGGTAACGCACTACAATATGTTACGCGACAAATGGGTGTTCATAATTTCGACGACATCTGTGCCATTGGAGCACTTGGCAGACCTGGCCCGATCCATAGTGGCGGAACTAATATATTCATTAGTAGGCGTATTGGAGCTGAGCCGGTTGAATATTTGTCAAATCATCCTAGCGTTGTTAAGCACACGAAAGAAACATACGGAGTTATCATCTATCAAGAACAACTGATGATGATAGCTAGAGAATATGGTGGGCTGAGTTGGGAGGATGTAAGTGAGCTCAGAAGATCTGCTAGCAAAAGCCTTGGAGAAGAGTATTTTGGAAAGTTTAAAAAGAAATTCGTTGATGGGGCAATTGTTAATGGGGCAGACGAAGACGAAGCAAGCAAAGTTTGGGATAACATGGTCACCTTTGGATCATGGGGATTCAACAAAAGCCACGCCTACGGATACGGTCTTATATCATACTGGACCGCTTGGGCCAAAACGTATCATCCTCTCGAATTTGCCGTAGCTAATCTCAACAATGCTAAGAGCGATGAACAAGCAGTTAAACTTTTAAGAGATATGGTAAGGCACGATGGACTTGAATACACGGCGTTTGACGCTGATCTATCTGTAGAAGATTGGTCAGTACAGGATGGTAAATTGCTAGGCGGATTGAAGAGTTTGCACGGCATCGGACCTAAGAAAGCGAAATCTATTTTGGAAGCTAGAGCAGGTAAGCGTAATTATACACCAGCTATGGTTAGAACTATGATGGATCCAGAAACTCAATTCAATATTTTGTTTCCGTGTGAACATTGGTGGGGAGATTTCTTTACTAAGCCACAAGAATTTGGGCTAGTTAAACCACCTGCCGCAATCGAAACTATCTTGGAGCCTGGTGAGTATCTTCTAGTTGGCAAGATGATGGATCGTAACTTACGTGACTTGAATGAAACTCAATCACTAGCGCGTAGGGGTGGGCGGTATATTACTGATCACAAATTCTTCCTAAATCTGATTCTTGAAGACGATACTGACACGATTGTCGTGACCGTTAATCGGTACAGATATGAAGAATTAGGCAGAGAAATAGCCGAGTCTGGCAAGGTTGGTCATGATTGGTATTTAGTAAAAGGAGTCATTAAGGATAAATGGCGCAGGATAGACGTTACGCAAATCATGAACTTGAATAATTGGGGCAAAGAAAATTATATGGGTCCAGACTCTTAATGCCTTACGCGCGCGCGCGCATGCACGCGCATACGCGCGTAGGGGCGCGCGCGCTAGGATCGCCTGTAAGGGGTCTAAAGCTAGCCCTAGCCTCTCTACTACCTACTTAGAAGCTAGCTCCTAATAGCGGTAAGCCTGCCTAGTCTCACTTAAATCTAGAGGGGAGAGTTTCCAATATTGGTCGCCAAGCCCAGCCAAGGCCACCCGCCGCAACCCTGACTGGGCTGGCCGACGCGCATTCGCACCAACGCGCGTCAAGAAATAAATAGCCAAGCTACAGAACCTACGATTGCACCAACTGGCCATGCGAGCCATTCTCTAATTCTGTGATTTGTAAACCAGCCAAACCAACCAACTTTTTCACGATGCAGGTTCCCATTTACCACAGACCAATAGTACCGATGTTGAGTTTTTTCAAAGAAAAATCCAAGAAAAAGAAACGATGGGATTGCCAAGAAAGCGTTGAATGAAATTGCTATCGTGATTGCTATTGCCGCAATAATGTGTAGTGCGATTCCCATTATTGAATCCTTGTTTGGAAGCAATATTTTTCAAGATACATTATCCTGTGACCTACAAGTACCTGCTTCGTTGGTTGATCGTTTTCATCATACTCAAATATTGAGTTAAGACCGATGGCATATTCGAGAGTTGGTTCAGTTTCGCCTTCCCAAAACGCTGTTCGTTCACAGCTACCGCTTGGACTTACGCAACTTGTCGCGAACAGCGCCACCAAGGCCACCCATCTTATCCCACTTCTCTCCAACTTTTTTGAATATTTCATTAGCCTTCACCTTTTCCTTTAGTGTTTTCTTATTTGCTCTATCACCACCTGCTTTGTAAATCCAGATAGCGACTCCAATCGCAGCCAACACTAGAGCCAAGATGATTGCGAGATCAGCTGTCATTATGCCATGTTCGCCGTAGTCGCTGCCTTGCGGAGTCCGAGCATTGCAGACAAAGAACTCACTTTGGTCAGCATGCCAGTCAGCGTTGTAGCAGTTTCAGCGCTTATGACTCCAATCTCAGCAAGACCGGGAACAACAGTCCAGGCTACTGCGAGTCCCAATGCTCCCCAGGCTGTCATACTCTTGAACCACGATTTGCCACCAAAGATTTTAGCGAGCATCATATCTCCTTAATTTTTATCACTTGCGTTCCATACTTCAGAAAATTTCTTACCTCTTGTATCAACCAAGTGACCTTTATCTCTAGCCAATGTCCTAGTAAGATCACAGGCTTTCGCAATTCTCATTAATCTATCCCACGGCCAATCTTCATGCCAATTATCTCTATCAGAAAAACGTTTTTGTTTTTTGAATGCCCAATCAATAGCTCTACCACATGGCTTACCATTCTTACGAAGGTTATGCCAACCCTTTGTAATCCATGTTACTTTTGCTCCTGGTGTTGTCCTCCCTTGAGCGTATAGTTTCTCTTGACGTTTCAAGGTATCGTATGTTCTAACTATGAATATTGGATATCCATATTCACGCATCGCAGCCATAACAGCACGAGCACGCATCTTGGTCGCTGGGTCTAAATCATCTAACGATCTACTCATTATAAAATTCTGCCCAAGCCCAGTTATCAGGCAGTTCAACAAACTTCTCTGTATCAGGATCTGCTAACTCATTAAGATTTTCGTTTGCTTGAGCCCAACGCTCTGGTGTAAATACTGGTGGCTTTACTGCTCCGACTGTATGATCCATATTGACATGAGAACATTCCTTGTAGCAAGAGCGGAGATCCTCCATACAGGCGGCCAAATCATCTCGCATTCTTTCATTATTAGCAGTAGTTTCAACAACCTCACTTTTCGCTGGCAAAGTTACACCAAAAACTTGTCCAAGATTAGTGCCACCAATAAGTGCGGCAAATATCATTAGCTTCAGATTTTCACTCATGCCTTCCCCTTTGCCATTACCATTACCCATTGATTATATTCTCGGACTAAAGATATCACGATAGCCACGCACAATCATAAAGAAATCAGAATTCATAGTACGATTTGAAACATACGAAATAGCTGGTGTAGCTGGTGTAACAATTGGAAGTTCACCATGTATACTAAGTGACTTCAAGTCGCCGCCGTTACCAGTCCAATTAGCCCACAACCAGCTATTGTTGGATCTTGACCACCTGTTGGAATAGTTCCAGTAGCACCGTCGGCAGCAAACATCACCATACCATCAACAGTTGGCGTAAGTACAGATGCCGAGATAATTACACCTACCGCTGTCTCAGGAATACTTAGTACTTCATTTCGCCATGATGTTGACGCAGCTTCGATTAGATCATGAGTATGATCACTATCGTGTTCAGTAAACATCACCATGCCATCTGGAGTCCAAATTGCTGGGACAATATCTTCTCCAACATCATTCCAAATACTACCAATACAAAGTTCATCTGTACGAGTGGGGTGATATCCAACAATCCCAGCAGCTCCAGGAAGTACAGGCGGAGTAACTGAAAGAACAGGAGTCATAACTCCAGCAACATCATCAATGTATAGATAGTAAGCTGTAGAAACAGCTTCAGATCCAACATCAAGAACTGAACCGCCGACACCAAAATCATCTAGTATGAATATTAGATCCGCAGATCTGGTAAGGATCTTGCCATTAATAGCCATCACAATGTTACCAAATGTACCAGGGCTCAACGTTATTGTCGTAACATCTGTTGTAACTAGATGACCAATTCTCAAATTAGCAGGATTACCTTGAAGAGCAACAAGTTCATCAGAAGACCATCTTGAAAGATTGAATCTATCATTTGATAAATCAAATCTAAGCCAAGTATCACGAGTAGTAACAAGATCATTTGGAGCAAGAACAGCACCATCCTCTCTTGTAATATTTTTAACACCAAGCCCATCTACATTTACAGTAGATGCTCCTGTATTAGCATTAGTTACTCTGAATCTAACTACCATTCCATCAAAATAATTAGGCGGAGCTTGTATGCCAGTTATTCTTGTAGCAACATAAGCATCAGCTGGACCACTACCAGTATAAAATTGACTAGCAGCAGCATAAGCGGCAAGCCCTTTTCCTAGTTGATCTAGATCAGCAGTAGTAAGAGTTTGCCCCCACGCTTCAATAATATTCTGTAGCTCCGACGGCACCTCATTCCATTCTGCGGCCGTCAGAGTACCACTAGTAACTTTGTCATTCAGATCTTGCATTACTATCTCCTAGAATGGATTTTCAAAAACTACTTCTACATTAGCTGGCTTGATTTTATCAAACAAGCACTCCAAAAGCGCAAAATCATTTGTTCCAAATGTTATCGGAAATGTATATGGAAATGTTTCGCCAATAGGCACAGTAGCTCTAACAATTATTGTATGAGTAGCTGCTTCACCACTTGGATAAAATTTAATTGGAAATACAAATGGAAACGCTCCATGTACAGATCCACTTTCTACTTCAATTGGTATATCAAATTTCAACGCAAACGCAACAAACTCTTCAGCAGTCTGAAGATTGGAACACCCAAGTTTTATTACAATATGAAGTCTGCGCTCATCGTCAGTTCCAACAACGCTGAAACAACTATCAGGTATACCAACTGCCTTTTCCCATTCACTGATATAAAATTCAGTCATATCGGGAACGGTATCAACACGAAACAAAGCTATAAGAGCATCAACTTTCAAAAATTCTCTAGCAAAACCAAGAAGAAGTTTTCTTATATTTGTACTAACAATATTTTTAGCAGCAAACGCTTTGCCACCAGGCAAATAATTTGCTATTGTCTGAGCTTGTTGCTGCTTCGAGAGTACAACGGGGATATTACTCATGGAAATGTTATATTCCCAAGCGTACCAATTTCACCAGCAGCTATAACAATATCAGCTGGTGGTGTAGTTAAAGTAAAACTAACCAATCTATCGCTAGTAACTAAATCGACCGTATTGAAAATAGCAGCATTATATGCCTCTTCAACTATATTTACACCCACCAATGTTCCCTCGGCAAAAAATTGCTTTAGGCTATTTTCAATAGCAGTTCTCATAGTTGACGTATCTGGAGAGATAGCACTAAATGTAAAATCAGTTGATACTGGAGTAGGTGCTTCTACAATCACGCTAAGAGTATCTGTATTTGCGGGTTTGATAGCATCTATAGCTGCTTTCACAGTAGCTACTTCAGATGAATCTGGTATTGTATTTGCATCATTATCTCTCATAAAACGAACAGTAACAGCACCAACAACTGGAGTTATTTCTTCAACGAAAACTCTAGTCACTCCAGATACAGCTTTAGCAACATCTATAATCTGAGCTACATTAAAATTAGCAATCGGATTTTGTATACGTTCCAACAATCTCAAGCGCAAATCAGCATCACTTTCTTGATCTGATCCACCACCTAACGCTCCAAAATCAACACTAGCATTAGTATCAACATCTGTAATTGGACTCTGTAAAGAAAGTATAGCATCAAAGAGTTGATTCTGATCTACTCCAAAATCATCAGATTGAACTGGAATAGATACAGAAGTAAATCCAAGCAATATTGTACCAGTAGCTGGACTTGATGGAGAACCAATTACTGTGTATATTAAAGTCTTATCACCAATTACAGTAGCTACAGCGTCGGTTACATTATATTCAGTTTCAACAGCTCCTGTTATTGTTATTAAAACATTTGATGCTAGAAGATGATCATTTACAGTAGTGAGAGTGGCTACAGTTCCAACTCTAGTAATTGAGGCAACATTAAGAGATTGAAGAGCAATAGTACCACCAGCAGTAGCTTTATATTGTTTACCGTCACTAGCAACCCAAGTAGTTGCATCGGCGCCAGTAATAATAACACCACCTGCTACTCCTGTGACTACCAATCTTCCATTAGCTGTAGTAGCTGCTGTTCTAAGAATTTGCCAAATAGCTGCCCATTGCTCCAAGTTAAGAGTAGCAGTATCAGGAATTGCTTCTAGCTCAGCTCGTCTAAGAGCAAAGTAAAAATCAAATACTCTATTTGCTAGAGAAGTAGCAAGAGCACCAATCCAACTATTCTTTAGAAATGGATTAGAGTTTGGCAGCTCTCTACTAATATCAACTTTTATACGTTGATCTACTTCGGTTGCTGTTTCAGGTACGTCAAGGGCCATTATTCTACGTCTCCAATTAAACTCCCCATGAGTGCAAAGAATAAATCATTACCATTTTTCTTAATTGCTGGACCTCTTATGCCACCAAGTCCAGGAGATGTTCCAGTTCCATCAGCTCCTATGCCACTAGCCAATATACTTGCGCCAATCCCACCAGTTCCAACATCCTCTCCACCTCCACCTCCACCGCCACCTCCACCTAAAATAGTTGCACGATTTATTATTGTTATAGGATGAAACATTTCAATAGCTGGAAATCCTCTTGCACCGTCGGTAGCTGGGTGAGTAGATGTAGCTCCAGAAGCAGCACCAACACCGCCAATACCGCCAGCAAATAATCCTCCAACTGCGCCATCATGAGCACCGTCATCAGAACCACCACCTATACCAAAAGTTGAACCACCGCCACCTCCGCCACCAATACTACCGTCGCCAAGATCACCGCCGCCATCTCCACCTTTCCCACCTCCACCGGCAACTGATGCAATTGCTGTGTTAAGTGAAATCAATATTGTAGTATCTGGATGCCAAACGCCACCAGTAGTTATGCCAGGTGTCGCAATTGGAGTTATATTAGTCTGAAGATTTACAACAACATCAACAGCATTACTTGGCTTGCCAGCCAACTCAAATATATTTATACCAGCAGAACCAACTGGTATTACAAGTTCTATGTAAGTTGGTATATCTGGACAAGGTATAGCAGTATTATCCCATAGCGTGAAAAATCGTCTATCAACTTCAGAGTTTGGACGATTTATTACAACTTCAAGATTTATACCATTAGGAGTTATTACAGCCTCAACACTTTCAATTGCCGTAGCAAATCCATCGTCGACCAACCATTGTAAAGCATCTCTAGCAGCTATAATTATTCCATTAAGTACAGTTATAGTTAGTCTAGATTGTTCAAAAAGCCAAATCTTAGAACCTATTTCAAAATCTGGCGTACTTTCATTACCTATCCAACCACGCCTCAATCTAGATACTGCAACTTCAGATTCATTTGCTCTACGCTCAGCAAACAAACTAACTATAATAGCAGAATCAAAAAAGTCTACTGATAGAATATCGCCATCTACACCAATATCTAGATCAAATAGATCTCCAGATATTTGTTTTAGACAAGCATCAATTCCGACTGTCATCATTCACCCTTCAAGACACT